CACGGCATACTGGCCCCACACGCGCGCCGGAGCTCGGGCGCCGGTCACCGGGTCGAGCAGGCCGACGCGCACGGCGCGGATGTCCCTAATGCGCTCCATGTATTTCCGGTTGACGCGGAACGTCTGCCGGAAGTGCTCCTTGATCGTCTGGACGCGCATCGCGATGTTAGCGTCGTCGTCGAGGTCCTTGCCGCCGGCACCGAGCGCGCCTTCGAGGTTGCCGAGCACCCAGAGCCGCTTGATCGTGTCGAACGTCCAGGGGAACGAGTTCAACGGTCGCTGCTGGTCCATTGCGTTGAGCCAGCGCGAGAACTCGACCCAGGTGCCGACGGCCTTCGCCACCGTGCGCGCCCGATTAGAGACCGGGTCGTATTCGGTCATAAATGTGACTGGGTCCGGCGTCGCTATCACGTTCTCCAGGAACGCGTCGTCGGGCTGCGGCGTGAGCGGCGGCGTCGCGGTGCCCGCGAGGAGATCCTTGAAGCGAAACAGACACTCGACCTCGCGCTGGTAGTGCACGCGCACCGCCTGCGGGCGGATCTTCTTCCGGTCGATGATCGCCGGGAACTCGCCGGCCCAGGTCCGCGGCGGCAGGTCGCCGAGCCGGTCCTCGGCGGCGCCGAGGTCGGTCGTATCAAAGACCCGGGCCTGCCCCTTCTTGTCTATGTAAATGTCGGTGCCGGGAATATAGCTCAGGAGCCGCGCGATCGCGGCGTCGCCGGCGTCGCGCAGCGAGACGTTCTGGATCGTGAACTGCCCCTCGTTGCCGCTCGTCTCCTGCGGGATCGGGAAACTCTCGATGTGGTAGTTCGGCCGGCCCTGCGCGTCTAAGGCGACCTGCTTTAGGACTTCTTCGAGCGCGTTCTGCGCGGTCCACTTCTGCGGCGCGCCCTGGTCGTCCTTGTCTAACGAGTAGGCGAGGAAGTCGTATTGGTCGACGGAGACCTGGGTCTCGACCGGCACGCTCTGGAACGCGGTCCGGTCGCCCGTTTTCCGCGTCATGTTGAAGTCCATCGCGACGAGCTTGTAGGGCCACTTCCACCGCACGTCGGCGACCACGAAGTGCACCCGGTTCGGCGAGTCGCTCGGCGCCGTGTGCAGGATGTAGACGCCCTGAATCCGCGTGTCGACGCCGCGGCTGTCGACGATCCGGAGCTCAAGCGGCACGCCGGTCCGCCCCCGGAGCTTGCCGGTCCAGGTCGCCTTCGGCACCGCGAACTCGGTCACGTAGGGCGCGACGCCGGACACGAACCGCCACGCGATCGCCTGGGTCGCGCCGAGCGGCACGCCGCCGAGGGTCACGATCGCCTTCGAGGTTTCGGGCACCGGGCTACCTCGGGGTCACCGGGCCGGTGCCCGCGCCGGCCGGCTTCTTGTGGAACCGCTCGACCACGACCTCGCTTACGATGTAGAGCTGGATCTGGTTGTTAGAGTTGCTCGGGTCGCCGACGAACTGCGGCGTCACTTGGCTCGTGCTGCTGATGATGTTCCAGCCGTCCGGCGCGATGCGGCTGCGGTTGCCGAAGTCGGGCCCGGCGATGCCGCCGATCGTGTCTGTGAACAGGCCGGCGTCGCCGGCGAGCGGCTGCGCGCTGATCCGGAGCTTCGGCGTCTCGACGCCGAGGACCACCGCCGTCCGGTTCCAGTGCCGCTCGCGCACGGCGAAGCCGACGTCGGCCTCGGCGGCGAACTCGTCGGTGCCGTGGACGGGCGTGTAGTCGATCGTGCGCGTCTCCTTGTAGGCGACCGACTGCGCGACCTCGATCACGTGGCCCGAGTCGCTCCCGTGGTAGAGGAACTGGAACTGGACCGAGATCCGCTTCGCGGTCTCGTCGAAGGCGATCCGCTGTTCTTCGAGGCAGAACACTTGCGGCGAGAACTCGGTGCGGAACAGCCGGGTGATATGCTGCCGAACCTTAGAGTCGAAAACGTCGTGCAGGTCGGTCGTCTCGGTGATGTCGACCGAGCAGTCGTAGGTGCCGACGACGCGCCGGAGCCGGTGAATGCTCGCCTTGCTGTCCGCCGGGTTCTGGGACAGGTCGGTGAACACGATCCGATGGTCGCGGATCTGGTTGTCGTCGCGCTGGCCCTGGCTCTGGTCGGCGAGGAGCTCCGTATATTGGCGCGTGAAGTTGCACAGGTGCGGGCGCGGGTCGGAGCCCGCCGACGTGCGGTGCCGGTCGAGCGTGGCCGACTCGTCGACGAGCTCCCACTTCGCGTTCGAGTCGATCACGTTGAGGTAGAGGAGCGCCTCGCCGTCGAACGAGCTCTGGTAGTTTTCGAGCGCGCCACCGCCATCGTCGGCCGTGTAAGTGCCGCGCATCGTCACCGTGCGCTGCCGGCTCGGCAGGTAGTGGACGAGGACCTCGACGTCGCGCAGCGCGTTGTCCTGGTCGGCCGGCAGTTCGCCGTGCACGGTGCACGTGTAAGCGCGTGAGAACCCGAGGTCGACCTCGCGGTTGCCGCGCTTCTGGATCTCGCTGGTGACGGCCAGGAGCGTCTCGCCCACGCGGTAGGTCCAGGTCGCGCCACCGAGGCTGATGACGAGTTGGTCGCCGTTCACGAGGCGCCGGCGGAAGTTGGTCTCAAGGTCGTCGGCGAGGGCCTGGACGGCGGCGAGCGAGTCGGCGGTAACGACAATGTCGAACGTGAGCCGGAAGCCCTCGTAGCTCTTGTCGATCGCGTAGGGCCCGAGGAGCTGGAACGGCGTGGTGCCGCCGACGTCCAGGTCGCCGAAGGTGATCGCGAACGGGTTCGGGACGCTCATCGGAAGCACGGAGGGGTGAGGGCCTTGATTAGATTACCGACGGCGTCGTGGAGCAGGCCCGCGAGCGCCGACGTGACGCGCTCGATCAGCGCCTCGATTCCCGGGCCCTGGAAGTATTTGTCCTGGTTGATCAGCGTTTTGCCGTGTTCTTCCTGCTGGCGGAGGGTCTTGGCCGAGTCGAACCACTCGCGCATCCCGGGCGTGATCCGGTTCGTGGCGCCGACCGACGCCGCGAACGTCTGCACGAGTTGGTCGCGCGCCTGCATCGACGCGCGCGACTGCTCGCCGAGGCTGCCGAGCGCCCACTGCTCTATGTCGTAGCCGAGCTTGTTGAACGACTCGCCGACGATGTCGCCGACGCCACCGGAGGTGGGGCCCCGGATCGCCTCGATTCCCGCGCCGACGCCGGCGCCGAAGCCGAAGGCCGTCACGCCGCGGCGGATCGCGCGCCGGATCCCGCCCGAGGCCGTCGAGCCCGCGGTCTCCGCGTCCTTAGACAACCCGGCGATGACGCGCTTCGCGTCCTCGACGTCGAGCTGTAAGGTTACCCGTGCCTCATCCGCCATCGCGGTTGTATTCCTTGAGGTAGCCGTGGTAGGCGCGTTTCAAACTCTCGATCGACTGGCCGCCGCCCAGTTGCGCCCAGGCGGTCTTGAAGCCCGCGCCGAAGGCCAGAATCAGCATGTCGAGCTTGCTGTTGACCGGAAAGTTCTCGCGGATCAGCGAGGCGCCGCGCTCGCGCTCGACGAGGAGCTGGTTCGTCACGCGCGCGACCTGCCGGACGTCCTCGGGCACCGCCCCGGCCCGGCCGACGATGCCGGCGCCCGGCGTGCCTTCGAGCCACTCGCGCGTGCGGCGCGCGGCGCGCGCCTTGTCGTCCTCGTCGCCGAGGATCACGCGGTTGAGCATCTCGCCGGCGCCTTCGAGCGGCTGGCCGCTCGCGAGCCGGAACCCGGCCACGCCGGCGGCGAGGCCGATCACCGCGAGCATCCCCACCGGCGTCCGGGCCAGGGCACCGCCGGCGAACTCCATGCCACCGCCCAGGACCTCAGTCCCCGCCGACAGGGTGCGGAACGCCGCCGCGGAGCGCAGGCCGCGCGAGACCATGCGCCGCACGGTGAACCGGCGCGCGAACGCGCGCAGCATGCCGCCCTTGCGGCCCGCGCGCTCGACGGCGCGGTCCTCGGCCTGGACCGCCGGCGCCGAGCCGCCCGGCGGCGGGCCGCCGGCGCCGCGGATGTCGACCGGGATCTTCTTCCGCGCGAACGACTCGGCCACCTCGTAGAACCGGCGGAGCTCCGCCTCGGCCTCGGTCGTATCGAGCCGCAGCGTGACGAACGCGCCGCTCACGTGGTCACGAACGCCCCGACGGCGTCCCCCGCGCTCGAAGCCGCCGGCGAGCCCGTGCGGCGTGGGTCGTAGTCCGCGAACACCGAGTAGGCGCGGCCAGGAACCGGCGCGACCGCGGTCTCGGTGTTGGTGCCCGTGTAGACGATGGCGGCGCACTGCTCGGGTCGCTGCGCAGGCTTGGCGCCCGCGACGTAGCCGACCCGGAACCGCAGGAAGTCGAACCGCTGCTGACAAGCCGAGCCGTCCCACGAGAACGTGTCGCCGAGGAGCCCGAAGCTCTGCGGCGGCGCGTGGTGCTCGTCGTCGGTGCAGAGCGCGGTGACCCGGTATTCCTCGGCGGCGATCGCCCTGCCGCGGCCGACCGCCGAGGGCGCCGCGGTGCCCGAGCCGGACACGATCAGCGACGCGCCGTCGGCGCCGGTGAGCCGGTTGATGACGGCGCGAGCTCGCGCCGAGACCTCGGCGACGCCGGCGCCCGCGCTGTTGCCCAGGTCCGCGCGAGCTCCGCCGATGATCGCGTGCTGGCCGAGCGCGTCGCCGGCGGCCTCGGCCACGACCACCACCGAGAAGTCCTGCCGGATCAAGTCGGGGTCGTCCTCGTCGGGCGTGCCGGAGCCGATCGTCACGAGCGCGAACGGGAAGCCTGCAGGCATGGTGTCCTCGGCCGGCGCGCCGGCGAACGCGAACACGTTCTCGCCGAACACGAGGCCCGCGGAGCCGTGCGGCCAGCGCGCGAGCTTGAGCTCGCGCGCGAGCTGCTGCGCCATCTGCCAGGGGTTCAAGAGACCTCCGGCCGACCGCCGAAGGGCGCGCCCGCGGGCCGCGGCGCCGCCGCGGCGGCGACGCGCCGGGCCCCGACGCCGGCCATCGTCGGCGCCGCGGCGCGGCCCTCGCGGCGAGCCAGGAGCTTCGCGGCGAACTCGCCGGCGATGCGCCGCGCCATGGACTCCTCGGCGCTCGCGTCGCCGCCCTCGGCGGCCACCGCGGCCTCGGCCGCCTCGGGGTCGCGCACGGCCCAGCCGGCGGCGAGGGCGAGGTCCCGCGCGTGGTCGTCGCCGATCAGCGCGAGCTGTTCCTGCTCGACCGCCGGCAGCGCGTGGAACCAGAGCCACGGCGGCCGGCCGGCGCGGAGCCACCGGCGGTGGCTCGCGTTGGTCACCGTCGGGGGCGGCGTCGGCTGCTTCTTCGGCCAGAGTTTCACAAGGTGAGGTCCGGGAGCCGCCCGAGGTCGAGGATCCGGCCGTCGGCGGCGCGCACGCACTCCACGACGAGCGGGAGCCCGAGCTCGGTCTGCCGCTGCAGCGCGAGCTCGGCGCCGTCGCCCCAGTTCGCCACGCCGCGGTGGATCAGCACCGCGGGCGCGTCGACCGGGTTGTCAGGAACATAGAGCAGCGTGCGGGCACGTCCTAGGGCCGACCGGCCGGGCGCGTTGAGGCCCGGCGACGAGAACACCGCGTGCCCGGTGACCGGGCCTTGTGTGTAGCCGTCGGGCAGGAGCAGTGCCACCGCGTCGTCGTCCCAGCCGCGCAGGAAGCACGCGAACACGTAGTGGTTCGACCCTTCGAGCACGTCGCTCGCGTCGCCTCCGAGGCCCTCGGACTCGACGCGGAACGGGTTCGCCAGCGGCTTGAGCACGACGAGCCGCGTGCGGCCGACGAGCGTGCCGCCGTGCGGGAAGTCGTCGGTCAGGTCGGTCGGGTCGATGACGAGGCGCCCGGGGACGCGCAGCACGCGCGAGGCGGACCCGGCCGTCACCGCTCGACCTCCATAATCGCGACGCCGATCGTCGCCTTCACGGCCGCGATCGTGCGGTCGGTGACGCCCACGAACGGCCGCGCGGGTACCTCGTGCTCGAGCTTCTTGCCCTTGAAACGCTGGTTCAGCAGCCAGCCGAGCTGCCGCTTGATCGCGCGCGGCTGCCGGCGGAGCCACCGCCAGAGCTCGGAGCGGACTCGGCCGTCGATCATGACGCTCTGGATCTTTCCGCCTCGGTGCATCACCTCAGCGTAGTCCAGGTTCGAGCCGACGCGAACGGAGTCGCGGCCGACGACCTCGAAGGCGATCGACGCGGCCAGCCGCCCGGTGTCCTGGAGCGCCGGGCGCGGCTCGAACCGCCGCCGCGGCGGCTCGCTCTTGCCGGCGGCGAAGTCGGCCAGGATCCCGAACACGTTCGGCACGCCGCGCGGCGCCCACTGTGCGCTGCCGAATCCCTGGTCGCGGAACGCGCGCTGCGACTCCGCGACCATGATGACGCCGACCTGCTTGAGCGCCCTCTCGGGGTTCGCGATCGCGCGGCGGATCCGCTCGAGCTTCGCCCCGGGGTCGAACGAGGCCGTCGCCATGGGGCGCCTAGGTGTTGTTGACGTCCGCCGGCGTGCTGCGCGGCAGGTACGCGGTGGGGAGGCTCGCGTCGTCCGACCAGCCGGCGACGCGGCGCCCGCTGGAGTCGGTCTCGGGGGCCTGCTGCACGCCGCTGTTCGAGCTCGGCGCGCCGTGCGCGCGGGCGCGCGTCTTACGGAACGTGGCGATCAGACCCGAGTCGCCGAACACCTCGTCCCACTTCACCTGCTCGATCGTCGAGCTCGCCCCGCCGCGCCGCCAGAGGACCGCGATGACCGCGAGCTTGGCGACCTCGAGTGCGGGCGGGTCGGTCGTCGCCACCGGCGCCGTCGGGTAGGGGGACTGCGCGTAGACGCCCCAGAGGTTCGTCACGGCCAGCGCCGCGTCGCCGCCGACGGCGTCGTCGATCGCCGTCGCGCTGCGGTCGCGGATGTTCGTCAGCGCGACGAGCCCGTCCTGGTCATAGCTCGCCTTGACGGCGTTCCAGAGCTCTGCGGACTCGGCGGTCACGGGTCGGTGAAGGTAGGCGACCCCGAGCTCGGCAGGTAGCCGAGGCCCGAGACCCACAACCAGTATTGGATCTTGCCCGTGGCGGGCGCGCCGCCGGTGTCCGTGAACGTCAGGACGTCGTCGACGAGCCAGCGCACCGGCGCGCCCGCGTTCTGGCGCAGATACCACCACGTGCCGTCGACGAACCAGAACGGGGCGAACAGGAGGTCGTCGACGAGCAGGTAGCCGCTCGTCGGCGTGCTCCACTCGACCTGGATGTCCCAGCCGTCCTTGTTGAACCGGCGGAACCAGTTGTTCTGGCCGATCGGGATCAGGACCTCGTTCCAGCCGGCCGCGAGCGACGCGATGGTGACCGTCGTGCTCTGCGAGCCGAGCCGGATCGTGAACGAGCCGCCGACCGCGGTGCCCGGCGTCTTGTTTACCATCGCCCGCAGGAAGTAGGGCGTGTTGACGTCGAGCCGCGGCGTCCGCATGTTGAGCGTCGTCTGCCGCAGCGTGATCGTGCCGCTCCCCGCGGTGAGCTTGAGCGACGCGTCTACCGACGCATTGGGGAACGAGCGGTAGAACGTGCTCGTGTCCTGGCCGACGCCGGCGGAGCCGGCGAGCTCGTCCCACGCGGTGAACTTCGGCGTGCTCGACGCGTTGAACTCCGAGAACGACGAGTTCGTGAGCAGCGAGCCGCCGGACCCCGCGCCGGCGTTGCCGCTCACGATCAGCGTGCGCGAGGACTCGCCCGAGCCGAACGACGAGCGCAGCAGCGCGTCGGCGCTCGCGGCGGAGCCTACGAACTCGAAGGTCTCGGCCTCCTTCTGCACGCCGCTGTTCTGGTCCTGCCGGCAGCGGAACGCCTTCTTCTCGACGAAGCACGCTTCGAGCGGGAAGTTGTTCTCGTCGACGGTTAGCCGCGACATCGCGCCGTTGCCGACGTTCGCGCCACCGGCCACCGCGCCGGCGTAGGTGATCGCGCGCGACTTGACCGAGAGGCCCTTCGCGACGAACCACTCGTAGAGCGCGCGGAACAGCTCGGACTCGTTGCGGAAGCCGGAGCCGAAGCCGACCGTCGCGTCGTTCTTGAGGATGCGCGCATACTCGAACAGCGCCGCCCGGTGCACGCCGAAGGCGGCGTTGGGCGTGATCGTGTTCGAGATCGCGGCGCGGAACGAGGTCACGAACCCCGCGAGCTCGAACGGCGTGTAGTCGCCCTCGAGGAGCTGCAGTAGCACGTCGAACTTGCCGCCGCCACCGGCCAGGGTGCCGTCGTAGAAGTTGCGCGACGTCTCGAGGACGTCGATGGCGGCGCGCCACTGGGACTGGATCTCCGCTTCGGTCGGCGTGCCGCTCATTCGTTCAGCTCAGGAGCTTGTCGAGGTCGCCGAGCTCGTCCGGCCAATCGAGGCCGGAGACCTCCAGCGGGTCGGGGTAGAACTCACCGCGCGAGCCGCGCTCCTGGTCGGCGCAGATCTGCGCGAACATGAAGCGAGCCGCGGGGACGTCGTGACGGCTCGGCACGTAGAGGTTGATCGCGGTCCCGTCCTTGCGGCGCTGCGCGACCTCCTCGGGCGACGGCACGGTGATGACGTGGCCCTTCCGCGGCTGCCGGTGCGCGTCGCCGATATTCTGGCCCGTGCCGGGCTCCTCCTTCTCGCCGCCGTCGTCGAGGAAGCGGATCACCGTGCGCGGGAGCTGCTCGCGAAGCCGGCGGATGCGGTCGGCGTCGAGGAACACGATCGCGCCGATGACGGGCACGCGACGCTTCTGGCCGGTGCGGGCCGGGTCGTCGATCAGGAGCTCGTTCACCTTCGGGAAGTCGATGCCCGCGACGGTGATCGACTGCACCGGGCAGGACGGCGAGACGCCGACCCAGTAGCGGTACTCGACGCCGACGGAAGCATCGTGGCGGCCGGCCTCGAGCACGAGCTCGCGGCCGGGGATCCGCGTCTTGGACGCGATCGGCGCGGCGGTCGGCTGCGGCGGGGCGAGCGTCGCCACCGCGGGGCGGCCAACGTCAGGATTGGTGCGCGGGACCAGCGGCCCCTCGGTGTCGTCTACGCGGGTCATCTCCGCCTCGTGAGACTGGTGGTCCTCTGTAAAGTCGCGGGCCGGCGACCACGCAGAAGCCGACCCGCTACTCTGCCTTTCGCTGGGAGTCGCGACGAGCGACCCGCCTTGCCTCAGTTGTCGATCTTGATCGCGGCGTAGGGGAGCGCGACGCCGGCGCCGGCGCGCCGCTCCCACTGCACGTACTCCTCGCCCGTGTCGCGCGTGCGGTCGCCGTTGTTGTCTCCCTCGAGCGAGGAGAACTCCTCGACGCCCTGGCGGTCGAGCAGGAAGGCCGCCTTCTTCGGCGGGTTCTTGAGGAACAGGAACCAGTCGTTGTCGGTGATGCGCGCCGTGCTCCAGAGCTCGACGTTGCGGCTTGCGTCCTGCACGATGTTCGACGGCGTGCCCGACGCGGACCCGAGCGTTCCCTGGCGCTTCTGCAGGAACGCCTGCTCGAACACCTGGGTGTTCGCCGCGCCGTGGATGATCGTCGCGCCCATGTCGATGATCTCGTCGCTCAGGAGCGGCTGGCCCTTGCCGTCCTGGAACAGCTTCCACTGCGCGATCGCGCGGTAGTAGTCGGTCAGGATCGCCGAGACCGTCGCGACGCCGGAGCCCGAGAGCAGGTTGCCCGAGCTCACGCCGAAGCGGTTCAGGCCGCCGGCGGTGGTCGCGAAGATGCTCGCGCCGTCCGGCGCCAGCGGTACCGCGGGGAGCGTGTTCGTCGCGTTCGTGATGACGTCGAAGAAGAACCGGATCGGGAGCAGCGCGGCGCTGTTGCCGGCCATCCTCGCCATGTCGAACAGCGAGCCCGTCTGGTCGTCCTTGCGGTCCTCCTTGTGCCACGGGATGCGGCGGCCCCAGGTGTAGACCGGCACGGCCCACTGGACCGAGCGCATCGCGTCGCTCGGGATCGGGTCGCCGCGGCGCCAGTAGGTCATGTGGGGCGCGGCCTCGAAGTACGCGAACTCGTGCTGGCGGTTGGTCGCGCCGATGCCGAGGTCCATGACTTGCGCGAGCCGGCCGTCGGCCTGCCGGTTGTTGATCGCGAGGTAGGTGTCGGCGAACTCGGTGCGCAGGCCGTTCGCGAGGACCTGACTGGCAATGATCTGCATCGCTGGCGTTCTCCGTTAGGGGCGTGTTGCTGTTAGAGGGCGAGGTGCTCCGCCGGCGTGAACAGCTTCACGTCGCCGATGCCGCTGGAGTAGAACCGGGTCGCGACGCCGACCGCCTTCATGTTCGTCGCCGCGACGGTCGTGAAGTCGGCCGGGTTGTCCGTCGTCGCGGCGAACACGAGCGAGCCGACCTTCGACTGGGTCGCGAACGTCGCGATCGCCTGCTGCTTGAGGGTCTCGCCCTCGGTGTTGATGCGGACCTCGACCGGCGGCGTCGCGGAGGTGTTGCCGAGTTTGTCCTCAAGGGCGATGCCGAGGAACTTGCACGTCGCGAGATCCGTCGGCTTGATGACGAGGCCGGTCGTCGTGTCGAGACAGACCAGCGAACCCGCGAACACCTGGAGCGCGTTCGTCAACGTATAGGACTCGCGACCGGCGCGCGGCTGCGACGGCTGGATCGTGTTCGCGGTCAGGTTCGCCATCCGCGGACTCGCGACAGCGAAGAACACCGCGGCGGCGAGCAGTAGGAGGAGGAGAGTCAGCATCGGTCGGTCCCTCGAGTCGCGTTTCGGTTTCGGTTGGTACCCCGGAGGCGGTCGCGGAGGTCAGGCGGGCTTCTTCGCCTTGAGGCGCAGCCCGGCCTTCTCCATGTTGATCTGCACGTAGCGTTCCTCGCTGATCGTCGTATGCCCGCGCGCGCTGATGTCCTGCCACTCGCGCGCGAACTGCGCGGCCTTCTTCACCGCGTCGGGGCCGAGCTCCGTGTAGGGCACGGCCGCCTCCGGCGCGGACGCCGCGGTCGCAGACGACGCCGCGAACGCGGCCGCCGCGGCGGCGTCGCTCGGGAGCACCGCGAACGTCGCGACCATCGAGTCGACGTACGCCTTGAACGGCTTCGGCCCGAACTCCTTGTGGAACGCCTCGAGCTTCGTCTTGATGTCGGCGCCGAGCGGTCGACCGGCGAGGCGCTCGAGCGCGGTCGCGACGTCGTCGCGCCGGACGTCGGTCGCGTCGCGATCGTCGAGCCGCGCCTTGAGCGCCGCGTTCTCGCCGGCGAGCTTCGCGAACTGCTCGCTCGTGTCCTTCGTCGCCGTCGCGTTCGCGTCCGCGGCGGCCTTCGCCGCGAGCGCCTTCTCCGCCTCGGCCTGACCCTTCGCCGCCGCCTCCGCCGCCGCCCGCTCCTCGTCCTGCTTGCTCATGGTTTCCCTCGTGCTCGTCGTGTCGCCGCCGGGCGCGCCGGCGGACGCCGGCGCGCCGCTCGGCGCGCCGGGGGTGGACTTGTCCTGCGACGCGCGCGAGTCGCGCAGCGCCTTGACCGCGGCCAGGATCGCGTCCAGGTCCGCGACGGTGATCGAACCGGCCTCGATGGACTCGACGATCGCCTTGACCTTCGAGTCCTGCGCCGCCGCGGGCTTCTCACCATCGGGGGTGTCCTTGCCGGCGTCGTCATCGTTCGCGTCGTTCACGTCCTGGGTGAGCAGGTACGCTGCCTGCCCTCGACGGAAGAACGCTACCACCGTGTCGCGGTCCGTCGACCTCCC